TCCTGGGAGTGGTGGAACAATCAACAGAACCTCTACGTGGCTGGCTTCGCCAAAGCCGGTTTCGTTCCTACCAATTTTGCGGACCTCAAAGAGGGCGACGGCATCCTCTTCACGGTGCGCGCGACCACGCCAAACCACGCGGCGATCTACCTCGGCAATAATCTGATCCTGCACCATGCCGCCACGCGTCTTGGTTGGGAGCCTAGCCGACTTCCTAGCGTTGAACCAGCGGGCCGCTGGCTGCAACACGCTACTCACCTTCTGACCTATCAGGGCTGACATGCAACAAGTTCGGGACATCTATCTGTACGGCAAGCTCGGCAAGAAGTACGGCAGGCATCATCGCATTGCCGTGTCAACTCCTGCCGAGTGTCTGCGCGGATTGAGCGTCCTCCTCGGCGCAGAAGAAGACCTGAAGGCTGGCGACTATCGCTTCATCGTCGGCAACAAAAAAGAAGGTATCTCGATCAACGAGACGACGATCTCGAACCTGACGTTCAATCCGAACAAGCCGTTCCACCTTGTTCCAAACCCACGCGGATCAGGCTTCGATCCGATCACTTGGGCCATCATCGCCATCGTCGGCTTGACGGCTGCAACGATCCTTCTTCGTCCGAAAATCAAAACTCCGTCCGCTAATGATCGTCAGGATCAGAAGACTTCTTTCGTCTTCGACGGCCCGGTAAACGTCACCGAACAGGGCCATCCGGTTCCTCTCGTTTATGGACAAGTTCGCACCGGTTCCGTTGTCGTTTCGGCTGGCATCGAGACAACCGATCTGACTGAAGTTGTTCTTGGACAACCAAACGGCGGCGGCGGCGATGGTATCGCCCCAGGCTTCGCAAACGGCGGCACGATTACGTCTGACAGCGGCTTTCAAATCCTTGCGCGCAAGGGTGGTAAAGGCGGCGGCGGCTCTTCTCGTACTGCACAAGAAGACCCCAACTCTCTGCAATCCCAGGCGACCGTTCGCGTCGTCGAAGCGATTGCGGAAGGCGAGATCGTCGGTCTCGTCAATGGGATGCAGTCGATCTACCTCGACGACACTCCAATCCAGAACGCTGATCTGAGCTATAACTTCAAGGGCGTTGCCATTGAAGAACGTGTTGGTCTGCCGACGCAAACCTACATGCCGGGCTTTGCGCAACAGGAAGCGACCTTGGAGCTTGGGCTTCTGGTCACTGCTACCAATCCCATCGCACGGTCGATCACCAACCCACTAGCGAACCGCGCTCGCGTGACCTTGCGCCTGAATGCGCTGTCTCGTCAGGACACGACGAACGGCGATCTGCTTCGCACTTCGGTTGTGGCGGCTATCGATATTCAGGCATTCGGCGGCGGCTTTACTACGGTCGTCACGCACGAGTTCAACGGTAAGACGACTTCCGCGTATCAGCGCTCCTTCGACATTCCGTTACCGGATGGGGGGTTCCCCTGGACGATCCGAGTTCGGCGCGTCACGCCTGACGCCACTTCTGCGGCGATCCAGGATTTGATCTACTTCGATCTCTTGACGGAGATCGTCGATGCGAAGCTGACGTATCCAGATACGGCTGTTATCGGTATCACGATTGACGCCAAACAGTTCGGTTCGAACATCCCGTCGCGAGCGTATGAGATCAAGGGCCGGATCATCCAGGTTCCGACGAACTACGATCCGGTCACGCGCATCTACAGCGGCACTTGGGATGGTACGTTCAAACTCGCGTATTCGAACAATCCTGCATGGGTCTTCCGCGACATCTGTTTGAACCCGCGCTTCGGGCTTGGTCGTCGGATCACCGAAGACAAGATCGACAAGTTCACGCTGTATCAGATCGCCCAATATTGCGATCAACTTGTACCGAATGGCAAAGGCGGAACTGAACCGCGGTACACGATCAACACGACGATTTCGGATCGTGAGACGGCCTACAACGTACTGCAAGCCATTGCCACGAACTTCCGTGGCATGGTCTTCATGTCGTCTGGTCAGGTCATCGTTGCGCAAGATCAGCCGCAATCGCCGGTCAAAATCGTCACGCCTTCAAACGTCACTGAAGACGGTTTCGACTACGACGACGAAAGTCTCGACAACATCTACGCTGCTTACATCGTGGCGTGGAACAATCCGGACGACGGTTATCGCACGAACTACGAGGTCGTCGAAGACCCCGTACTCGTGCAGCAACTCGGTTGGAAGACCAAAGAACTGCCCGCCTTCGGAGCGACCTCCCAAGGCCAAGCACGCCGAATCGGCTTGTGGGCTTTGGAAGATCAAAAGTACGCAGCCTCGCGCGTCCGCTACAAGACGGGCTTCGATCACGCTGATCTTCAGCCGGGTCGCGTCATCCAAGTCGCTGACCCTGACAACACGCTGTCGCGGCGCGGCGGACGTATCGCCAGCGCGACCACAACGGTTCTGACCCTCGATAGTCCGTTGACGCTTGACCCTGGCACGGGCTTTCAAGTCCAAGTCATCCTGCCTGATGGTACGGTCGCTACGCGCTCGATCACAAACGGCGTCGGTACGCATTCTACGCTGACTGTAACGGCTGCTCTGCCCGCCGCGCCTCTCCCAGGCGCTGTGTGGGCTGTGTCTAGCAGTACGGTTTCCCCGCGCCAGTATCGCGTCATGGGGATCAAGGAAGCAGGCAACGGCGAGTTCGAAATCTCTGCCGTGACGAATGATCCTGGCAAGTTCACTCGTGTCGAAGATGGCGTTGTCGTTGCTGCCATTCCGTTCACGGACATTCCGACTGGTCCGTTGATCGCTCCGCGTGCGATCCAGATCAGAGAGTTCTTGAAGCAAGTCGGCACGGCCTCTGTTCCTGCGATTTTGTTCTCATGGACGCCTGCGGACGATCCGCGCGTCACCGAGTTCCAAGCACAAGTCCGCCGTCCTGGTGCGAGTGACTTCGCTGCTATTTATCAAGGAACGGCAGTCTCAGTTGACATCGACACTGGCGTTGTCGGTGGGACGTGGCAGTTCCGCGTTCGTAGTGTTGACGGGCTCGGTCGTACGTCTGCATGGCGTCAGTTGGAACAAGTCATCGGCGGTCTTGGCATCGATCCGTCCGATCCAAACTTCCCAGGCCCAGGCCAGAACGGCGAAATCCCGAACGTCACGAACCTGCGCGCCAACCTGTCGGATCAGGTCAATCAGCCGTACCTGGAATGGACGCCGCCACTCAACGATGTGCGACCATTCATCTATGAAGTTTGGTACACGCCCGACCTGACGCCGGATGGTACATTTGAACGTGCGCGCAGGATTGAAATCACTTCTAGCACGCGCGGGCGCATCATCGAGATCGGACGCTACTGGGTGCGGACGACGTTCTTGCAGCGCGTCTCTCTCAACCCGCCGTCGATTGACGTTGGGTCTGAGATCGTTCCGAAGTTCGACTACTCCACGATCATCAATCGTCCGAAAAGCCTTGCTGATCTCGATCCTGGCACCAAGGCGACGTTCGACAACGTCGTCACGATCACGAACAACCTGCTGAACAGCGACGGAAACAAGTCGGCTGAAATCCTCACTCTGCAAAACGAAATCGCGTCGGCACGCGGCGGTGGCGAGACACTGACGGCGCGTCTTCAAAAGATCGAGACGACGGTTGCCTCTGGCGGTGGATCGACCTCGGCTTCGATCACTCAGCTTGAAGCAGAAATTCAAAACGCGCGGGGTGGTCAGCCCACACTTTCGGCCCGCCTCGGCACGATTGATCAGGCGGTCGCCGCAGGATCGACTGTCCAAGCGCAGCGTATCGCGGTCCTAGAGGCTGGCATTTTCCGTGGTGCGGGCAACACCAACCTTCTTCCTAACGCCTTGTTTGAAACGGGCGTCACCGGTATCGAACAGTGGCGCCAGATTGGGAGTGCTTCGGCAACGGGCTTCACGTTCGCTCGTGCTGGCAGCGCTGGAGATCGCACGATCTCTGCCGCATGGACGAACGCCACTACGGCGGATCGCTTGCTGGCAACGCTGGGTAGCAACGCAAACGCCGCTTCGGCTGCTCCTGTTGTTCCTGGACGGCGATACGGCGCCGGTATTCGTCTGCGCACTAAGACCGGAAACGGCTTCGGTGTTGCTCCGACGATCCGTTGGCTGAAGTCTGACTTCACGAACAGCGTCGAGTATTTCCCAACTTCGTTTGGCGGCATCGGCGCCACTCCCCTCGAAGCTTCGACGACAAGCGGTGTTGCTTGGTTCACGGCGACGGCTCCCGCTGACGCGGCTTATGCCATTATCGAAGTCTATCTGTACAAGCAGAACCAAGCCGACACAGGCGTCGGTACGATCACCTTTGACAACCCGATCATCTGCGAAGTCGATCAGCAATCGAACACCGCCCCGCCGTTCAACTCGAACAACTTCGCTCGCGTTGCGACTATCGACACGGCGCTGTTCACGCCTGGAACTGGTATTGCTTCTCGCCTTTCCACGCTCGAAACGACTGTTCTCAACTCAGATGTAGGAACACTGACGGCGCGGATCGCCGCAGAAGAATCGGCGCGGGCTACCGCAGATTCAGCACAAGCAGACCGCACTTCTGTGGTCGAATCATCGGTGCGGTTCTCCGATAACGGGGTCAATCGCAACCCAATGTTCAACGGTTCCTGGACGAGCGGACAGATTCCAACCGAATGGAGTGACTGGTTCAACGGCACGTCAAACACGCGCGTGTCTGGGCAGTATTCTCCGTACGCGGTGCAGTTCGATACGGTCGCTGGCGCCAACCGTGGTATCTCCCAAGGCCCGCCGAACCTCTCTGCGTACGTCCCTGGCTGGTACGTCATCGAAGCAGACGTGACCCTTCTGTCTGGCTCGCTGTTGGGGTCTGGCGTTCGCGTCAACGTCTCGAATAACAACGGCGCTACGCAGGAAGATGCACTGCTCAACTTCGGTACAGACGCCGACGTGAACGGCGCTGTGATCGGTGCAGGTTCGGCAGGACGGACCTATCGCTACCGCAAGCTGGTGCAGTTGACCTCCGCTACGGCACAGGGCTTTGCGTTGTATGCGAAGGCAAGCTGGGACACGTTCAACGCTTCTCGCCCTGCGAAAAGTATCGTCTTCCATCGCGTTCTTTTGCGTGCCGCTTCCGACAGCGAAATCGAACTACGACAAGCACGCGGTGCTGCCGTTTCTGTAGGCGCACGGATCGCAAATGAAGAGACGACGCGCGCCAATGCGGATGGCGCTCTCGCCACGCGAGCGACCGATCTCGAAGCCCAGATGGCTGGAACGACGGCTTCTGGTCTTCGCTCTCGGATCGCCACTGAAGAACAAGCCCGAGTAGATGGGGTCAATGCGGTTGCTTCGCGGACCACAACGCTTGAGGCTCAGATCGCTGGCACCACTGATTCTGGTCTTCGCGCTCGTATTGCAACGGAAGAAGGAGCACGAGCTAACGCCGACACCGCGATCACGAACCGCACGAACGTTCTGGAATCGTCGGTAACGTCAGGCGCTGGCGCACTCAACCGCAATCCGATCTTCGGAGGCAGTTGGTCTTCTGGACAGTTGCCGACGAACTGGGGTGACTGGTTCTCTGGTGCATCGAATACGCTCGTCACTGGCGTCTATTCTCTCAACGCTGTTCGTTACGACACCGTCCTCGGCTCTGATCGAGGCATCGTCCAGACTTCAGCCGCAGGCACAATGCCGACGTACGCCCCAGGTTGGTACGTCATCGAGGCGGACGCCACACTGTTGTCTGGTACGCTGTCCGGCTCTGGCGTGTTCGTCCAGGTCTACAACGGCGGCACGCTTCAACAAGAACTGACGCTCAACTTCGAAACAGATATTGAGTCCAGCGGTTCGGCAGCCGGTGCCGGAACGGCGAACCGCCTGTACAAGTGGCGCAAGCTCATCCAGTTCACCTATTCGGGCGGCTTCACCGATTTCCGAATCTACGCAGCCGCAAGTTGGAGTACGTTCAACGCTTCTCGCCCTGCGAAGAGCATCGTGTTCCATCAAGTCGCCATTCGTGCGGCAACCGATCAAGAAATCGAACTGCGCCTCGCGCGCGGTGGTTCTGGCACGCTGACTGCACGTATTCAGACGACTGAAAGCACTGTCGCGACGATCAACGGCAACCTCTCAGCGTCCTATGCTCTGACGGTTGACGCTGGTGGACGTATCGCCAGCATGAAGCTGCTGTCAAACGGCGTCACGAGTACGGTTGCCTTCACGGCTTCCAGTTTCCAAATCTTCAACGGGTCTTCGAACGAAGCGCCGTTCGAAGTCATCGGCGGCTTGGTCAAGATCAAAGCAGCCAACATCGGTACGCTGAACGCTGGCAACATCACCGCGCGTTCGATCACCGCCGATAAGATTACGATTGGCGGCATCACTTCGACCGAACTGTCGAACGGCGCTGTGGTGAATATCGCTGCTGGTGTTGGTGGGCTCATCACTGCGAATAATATCGGTGGTGGTTTCTTGTTCGACGTTCTTGTAGGCGCGTTGACCCTCACAACTGTTGGCAACCCTGTATTCATTTCTTTGTCCCTGGAACATATCATCAGTGGTGCGGTTACTGACACCACGGATTCACCGGGAGGCACAAGAACCATGATCATGACCAACAACGGTTCAGAAATATTCAGGATGGAATTGGATGCTCTTCAAGTCGCCCGAAAAGATACACTTGACCAGAACTTTGGTGTAACCACTACGTACACGCTGCTCAATCAGCGGATATACACAACGGTTACGCACGCGTTCACTCCATCGGCGGGAACCAACAACATCGCAGTCTACATACGACTGGCGTTCACCACATCGGTAACTAACGCTTTTAACAAAAGAACCATGTACGTCCAGGAGTTCAAACGATGAATCTAGTCAAGTTCGCCACTGTCAAGCAAAACGGCGAGATCGCGGACACCTATATGTGTTCTGCCGACGTAGTGTTCCTACAACGTAAGAGCGACGGCGATTGGGCCATCGCCTGTCCGCAGAACGTGTTCCCCTACAGCCACTACTACGACTTCGACACGGAGACTTTCGTAGAGTTTGAGCGCACACCCGCGCCGCCCGGTAGTCCGCTTCTGGGCGACTACATAAACAAGTTTCACCAGCCTTCAACCCCAGGAGTAGCCAATGCCCCTAACTGACCTCTCCCCAGGCGAAATGTTCGTCGTCTACAATCCGACGACCGGTACAATCGAACACAGCCACCTGTACCCGTTCCTCGCCGCTGACGCTCAATACGACATCGACGCCGGTAAGGGCGTCCTCCAAGTCCAGGCGGTCGATGTTCGCAGCTACTACGTCACTGGTGACTCTATCACCGCTCGACCAGCGATGGCTCCGGTATGGCAGGATGGGAAAGCCTCTGTGGCCTGTGACAGCGTTGATGCCTGCGTCCTGACCAACATCCCGCAAGGCTCTGCAATCCGCCTTGATGGGGCGACGCAGACGCTGGACTCGGGAACGAGCTACACCTTCACGGCTTCGACCCCAGGAACTTTTCAGATCACCATCGAGCGGTTCCCCTACTTCGTTTGGTACGGCTCCTACACTGCCGTCGTTACCGCTTGACTCTGACTGTTAGTTAGGATACCACCACGTCATGCAGATTGACAAACGAACCCACTGGCTCAGTCCGACTGACGCTAAGTCCAAAGCCTCCCCGAACAAGGGAGGCAAAATCACGCCTCGCGTGATCGTGATGCACTACACTGCCACTTGGACTGACAAGGCGGCAGTGAATACGCTCACCGATCCTACGGCGAGCGCGTCCGCTCACGTCGTCGTGGGCAGGGATGGGGCGATCACGCAACTGGTTCCGTTCAATACGGAAGCGTGGCACGCCGGGCCGTCTCAGTGGGGTTCGTATCGTGGGCTGAATAAGCACTCAATCGGCATCGAGATCGTCAACATCGGCTACGTGCGCCACACGACGCACGGCTACATCGATCCTTATGGCAAGGTCTTCAAACATGCCGACATCGAGAAAATGGGGCTTATCGGCTTCCAAGACACCCGCCTC